AGTACCACTAATGGCAGTTTCGTATTCCTTGATTTTACACCAGCTCTAGTCATAATTAAGAACACACAATCCAGTGGTTCTTACTCCTCTTGGGGTATGTGGGATAGTGCTCGAAACATTAACGCTGCGGCACTAAGTAGTTTTAATGATCCTCTTTGGGCTAACAGAAACGTACAAGAGGGTAAAAGAGGTGATGGTAGTGGTGATGCCTCAAGCTTTGATAACACAGTTCACCTTCTGTCAAACGGCTTCCAAGTGTTTGGCAACGGAACTGAGTACAACAATACCAATGTAAAGTACGTATATGCAGCTTGGGCTGAAAACCCCTTCAAAACCGCACGCGCACGCTAATTAAAACATTTAACTATGCTTCAACTTAATGGTAAGACCTTGCAATATGGCAAGGCATTTGTTCATGACGGGATGCAATACCCGTCTAATTGGCTTGCACTGACCTCTTTGGAGGAGAAGCAAGCCATTGGTATCGTTGAAGTCTCGGAGGTCCCTGCGGCCTCTTGGGATAGACGGTTCTACTGGGGTGTCGATAACCCCAAGGATCTCGATCAACTCAAGGAAACCTGGACTGCAAAGGTCAAAGACAGTGCGGGCAAGATGCTGAGCGAAACCGACTGGTATGTCGTTCGTCAGGCAGAGAACAGTGCTGCTGTCCCTGCTGAGGTGCTCTCCCGTCGTGGTGAGATTCGCACCCTGAGCAACGAAAAAGAGACTGCTATTGCTGCCTGTGCAGACGTTGCAGCTCTTGCTGAGTACGTAACTGGTTCTGAGTACAGCCGGTGGGAGCCACTGCCTGAGCCGACCCCGGAACCTACCCCTACTGAAACACCCGAAGAAACCCCTTCTGAAGAATGATCACCCTTATCCGTCCAATTCTTTTTTCGTTTATTAACTCTGAAAAGGTCAAGCGTCTTATTGTTGACTTGTTGACCAAACTGGCTGAACAAACCGACAACACTGTGGATGATGAAGCAGTGAAGTTCATCGAACGCGGACTGTTCGGTGCCAACGTGGAGTGATCCTCCTTCATTTCCTTCTCTAACGCTTCCAGAAGCGCCTGTGATGCCTGCGCCGGTCCTAGAAGTACCAAGGGCTAAGATACCTTCTTACAAGCCCCTTGTAGTCCCTCCTAGCGACCTGCGCCCACCACCGGGAGTAAGGGGATCAAACGAGGACAAGTCGCCAGACAAAACAAAAGCACCTAAACCAAAAGAGGTGCAAATGATTGACGTGCCATTTACGGATAAAGAGGTCCCAATGCCGTCAACAGAAATTATGACTGCAGCAGCTACAACAGCGGTTATCTCTGTTGCTGCCACCCTTACTGCTACATCTATTTTCAAATACCTAGTGATGGTAATGAAGCCCCTACTTAAACAAGCATGGAGCAAATTAACAAAAAAGAAGAACCAAAAAAGTCCTTCCTAAAAAAAGTCAAAGATCACGACATCGAAATCTTGGCTACTTTTGTACGTCTTGGTGTTGTGGTTTGGAGTGGTTTTATTATCACACTTAACTACGTCGATCTACCCATGATTAAAAAAGGTCAAAGCGGTGGCGACATAACTTTTGTAGCCAGTGTCTTTACTGGGGCACTTGCTACTTTTGGTTTGAATACATCTAATAGTAAGAATGGAGGCAACGCAAAGCCACCTAACTGTCCTATGCAAAAGAAACCCGAAGAATGAAAAGACTTCTCTTACTTCTCCTTATCGCATCACCGGCTGCAGCCCAACAAGTGACCCCTAACTTTACACAAGGGTCTATGCAATCAACCACTACTACCACCGTTGATATTACTCGAACTATCGAGACTGAGATCATGGGTGGTGATTACAAATCATGGAGCGGAACCAACGTAACCCCCAGCGGGGATATTTTGAGCGACTCCACAACTTATTCCGTAACCAACGCGGGCGAACAGTTTCAACTGGAGACTGTAGTTCGGGATGCGGGAGTCGTGGAATCTATCAGCATCGACGAGGTCATCGAATCAACCTCTACCACTACCTCGCTATCGGTCTTCTCTCAGTAACACCTGCTTTTGCAGCACCTGAAGACCCAACAGTCCAGAACAGCTCTAACCCCGTAGCAGCAGCAACAGGCAATGTAACAAATCAGGCGGTGCAATTCCAAAACAATGGAGCACCGTCTCGTCAATACTTTGCCAATAACGTTAGTTGCAACGGGGCTACGATGCAGCTCAGCCCGTTTTACATGGGCAATGACACTATCCCTCAAGAATCAACGGGATATGTCCGCAACAATAACTTTGGTATGCAGCTCAACTTTAGCGTACCGCTAGACGGTAGCATGATTGAGCTGTGTAAAAGTATTGCAAGAAAACACGAACAAAAACTACGTCTTGACTACGAACTTGTTCGTGCTCTTAAGTGTACAGAAATCATGAAAGCTGGGTTTATGTTCAGACCTGGCAGTCGTGTTGAAGTCCTTTGTCATGACGTAATACCTATTGTAGCTAATGACAAAGAAAAAAGCGACGGAGGATCAGTTCAATGAGCTGCATAACCTCGTAACTAAAGAGTTTCTTTCCCGTATTAAGTCCGGTGAAGCAACTACACAAGACCTCAAAGCTGCATGTGACTGGCTAAAAACTAACGACATTAGCGGTGTTGCCTACGATGGCAACCCGCTGTCTAAGTTGGCTAGTGTTATGCCTGAGGTAGACCCAGAACTCGTTCAATCTAGACTTTATGGCAAGCGGTAAAACTTCTGCGTATTACAAATCCAATCCTCGTGCTCGCCTAAAGAGACTTAAGCAACAGGCGGCGTACAACAAAACACCACATGGTAAGGCTTTGCGTGTTAACGCAAACAGACTCCGCTCTCAGTTGAAGATTAGAAAAGGTTCACCTATGGACGCTGCACATTACAAAGGCAGTACCACAAAAGGACGTCCCCAACATCGATCTAAAAACCGAGCAAGCCGGACTGCATGACCCCTTTACTTCCTACCCCTGATCACTACCTTTATAACCTAATAACCATGACGTCACCTGAAGCTAAGCGCCTCTGGAGGCGTGCCATTAAGGAACACTTTGGCTGTACATGCGTTTATTGTGGAGAAACTTATGAATTACACGAACTTACACTTGATCACGTTCATCCTCGTTCTCTTGGGGGTGAAGACATTACCTCAAATGTCGTACCAGCGTGTTCCTGTTGTAATCAGGACAAAGGAAGCAACCATTGGCGTTCATGGATGAGAGCGCAATTTGGAAAAAATCTACTTAGAGAATCTTTAATTTTATCACATATTAGCTAATGGAAGGCTCAGAGCTTTTTAGACACGCAGAGAACTGGTTAAACGAAAACCCAGGCAAAACTTTACGTGAATATAAAACAGAAACTGGTTATACTGGTCAAGCTTTAAAAACACGTCAAAGAAAAGGAGACCCTGTTCGGGTGTCTTATAAAGGTAAAAGCTCTGAGTCTCAAACTCGTAGAGTAGCTGCTGAAAAACCTAAAACGTTTGACGAAGCTGCTGCTGTACGTAGGATTAAACAGATAGCAAGAGAACAGAGCCAATCTACATTGCACCAACAAGCGGCTGAAGGCCGTCCTAGTATTGCTGAGCACGATGTTCGGCTTGCTTCAGGCGGCACTAACGAGCACATGAGTATTTCTGACCCAGATTTTAAAGTGTTTAAAGACACACTGGAACAGAAAACTTCTCGAATGTTTGGTGACAAATATGTAGTAGATATTGACGAAATATCAGGATACCCGCGTGTAGTTGAGTCTAAGTATCATAATAAATTTCAACCTGTTTCACGTCAGCCTGGGTTAACTATTGAACCAGAAATGGATATTGATTCAAGTTTGACTAAACTACAACAACGTTCTTTGATGCGTATGGTGACTTCTAAAGGTGGTATTCATTTTGGAGGTCCAAAGTTAATGGGGGTTATGCCTGCAATTTTAGAATTTATTCCTGCTATAGACGAATTAACAGGAGGACATATTGATAAAACCATTGGCAAAGGTGTGAACGTTGTTCGTACTTCTCTTGGTTTTCCTGCTAACCCAAATTAACTTTATAAATGACCGACGTCCTAACCGCCCTACAAGACGATTTTAAGTTGTTTCTGCAAGCATTGTGGCAACAACTTGACTTACCCCACCCAACAAAAGCACAATATGCCATCGCAGACTATCTTCAACATGGACCTAAGCGTCTTCAGATACAAGCTTTCCGTGGTGTTGGAAAATCCTGGATCACTGGAGCATTCGTTCTTTGGACGCTTTTCAATAACCCTGAAAAGAAAATAATGATTATCTCCGCTTCTAAGGAGCGTGCAGATAACATGTCTATCTTTCTACAAAAACTAATCATTGAAACACCATGGCTTTCTCATTTACAGCCCAAGTCAGACGATGCAAGGTGGTCGCGGATAAGCTTCGATGTGAACTGCTCCCCGAGCCAGGCACCGAGCGTAAAAAGCGTGGGCATCACTGGACAGCTCACCGGAAGCCGCGCAGATTTAATGATTCTAGACGACGTTGAGGTTCCTGGCAACTCAATGACAGAAATGATGCGGGAAAAGCTCCTACAACTCTGTACGGAAGCTGAGTCTATCCTTACACCTAAGGAAGACTCCCGCATTATGTACTTGGGTACACCACAAACAGTGTTTACGATCTACAAAAAGCTTGCAGAACGTAATTACCGCCCGTTTGTTTGGCCTGCACGTGTACCCAGGTCTATGACCAACTATGATGGGCTTATCGCTCCTCAACTGCAAGCCGATATTGACGACGGTATGGAACCGTGGTCAGTAACTGACAAAGACAGATTTAGTGATGACGATCTTATCGAACGTGAAGCAGCAATGGGACGCAGCAACTTTATGTTGCAGTTCATGCTGGACACATCTCTTAGTGACGCTGAAAAGTTCCCCCTCAAAATGGCTGATCTTATCGTCACTAGCGTTAATCCCACTGACGCCCCAGAAAACGTTGTCTGGTGCTCAGACCCCAGAAACTGTATCAAGGAACTCCCGACTGTCGGACTACCTGGAGATTATTTCTACAGTCCAATGCAGCAACAAGGTGAGTGGGGAGCTTATGACGAGACAATCTGCTCCGTTGACCCGTCGGGTCGTGGATCGGATGAAACGACTGCAGCTTATCTCAGCCAACGAAACGGTATTCTGTACTTGCACGAAATGCGTGCTTATCGAGAC